TCTACCGCTGGTGGCGTTATTCGCACCAAGTCTCCCGGCGCTGTCCAGCAGTTGGTTGTGCAGAACATGGCACAGCAATCGTTCCCAATGCTGCAATACTTGGACTCTGTTCAGGCCAAGCGCACAGGCGTGACTGAGTTGTCCCAAGGTCTTGACCCCAACATCTTGCAGAACGTGACTGCCGCAGCCGTGGCATCCATGCAGCAAGCTGGCTCTGGCAAGATTGAGCTGATCGCCCGTATCTTTGCCGAATCAGGTGTGAAAGAGCTGTTTGAAGGCATCATGCACTTGGTCAGCAAGTACCAGCAGAAAGAGCGAATCATTCGCTTGCGCGGTACTTATGTCACTGTCGATCCCCGCACATGGGCCAACAAGTTTGACATCTCAATCAACGTGGGCTTGGGCAACGGCAACCGTGACCAGCAGATGGCAATGCTCCAGATGGTGATGGCAAAGCAAGAGCAGATGATTGGGCAATATGGCCCTGCAAACCCGTTTGTGAGCTTTGGTCAGTACCGTGGCACTCTTGGCCGTATGGTCGAGGCTGCTGGCTTCAAAGACTCCGCTGAGTTCTTTAAGCCAATCAGCCCAGAGCAAGACCAGCAGTTTTCTAATCCACCTCCGCAAGAGCCGCCAATGCCTCCAGAAGTTCAGGCTTACATGGCAAAGACTCAGGCCGAGATTCAAGCGCAACAGGCTAAGTTTCAAGCCGATATGCAAATGCAGCAAGCCAAGATGCAAGCTGATATGCAGTTTGAGCGAGAGAAGGCCGCACTTGAGTTGCAGCTTCAGCGTGAGAAAGCCGCTGCTGAACTTGAGATCATGCGCGAGAAAGAAGCGTCCAAGTTGCAACTTGAGCGTGAGAAAATGAATATGCACTTCTTGATGAAGCAGCAAGAGTTTGAAGCAGAGGCGCAACTGAAGGCCATGAAGGTCGGCGCTGGCATCACATCAAACGTGGAAATTCCGGGGTGATTTATGAACTATCAAGAACTCACAAACATCCTTGGTCAAAATCAAAATGCCTTTTCTGGTGTTGTTCCAGCAAATGTGAGAGCCCCGTCTATTGACCAGATCATCTCTGGCATCTCCAGTCAGTACCAGCCAATTAATCTTGGGTCTTATGGGCCTTCTGTTGGTGGCGCAAGCCGGTACATCACTGGATCGCCTAGCTTTGGCGACATTGAGCAAATTCCAGAATATGGACGATTGAACCAGATTTCTGGCCCTTCTTTTGTTCCTGCGGCTTTTGATAAAAGTGTTTATGAAGGGATCAACAATCAGAAGCTATCTGACTTGATTTCTCAGATTGACTCTGGTGTCCCGTTTGAATCTTACGGAGGTTTCGGTGGTAATTCTGGATCTAATAGTGTCTCTGTTGATGATGCTGGATTGGCAACATCTTCTAACATAGGAACAACAGGCGTAAGCATTGGCGCAATGGCTCTTGGCGCTATGACTGGTTTGCCGCTTGGTCTAATCTCTAATGTTGTTGGTAAACAGAACATTGCCAATGCAATCAACAATCAAAGCAATGCCCAAGCTGCTGCGTTTAATCAGGCGCTTGTAGCCGCACAAATGGGGCTGGCAAACACCCCGGCAAACGCCGCTGCACTTGCTGCTGCTGTTGATTCATTGTCTGCTGCAAACCAGTCAACTGCTGCCGCAGTATCTGCCGCACAAGCTGCTCAAGGAGCTACTGGCGCGACTGGTGGATCTGCTGCCGCTGCCGCTGCTGCTGCCGCCGCCTCAGCCGCTGCTGCTGGACACTCTGATGCGGCTATTGGTGCTGCCGCACAAGCTGCTGCTGATGCTGCTATTGGTGGTGCAAGTGCTTCTGCTGCTGCTGCCGCCGCTGCTGATGCCGCCAATGCCGCAGCCGCTGATGCCGCTGATGCAGACGGTGGTGGTCTTGGAACTGCTTCATCTGCTGCCGCCGATGCCGCTGCTTCTGGTGTAGCTGCTGCCGATGGTGTTGGTATGGATGGAATGGGTGTTGGAAATGTCGGCGCTGATTCTGGTGGCGGTGGTGGAGGCAGCGGTAGCTGCGTTATTGCAACACACGCTGTAAATTCTGGTGCGTTCACAAAGCAAGAAAAGTTTAACGCCATTAAATGGTGCGTTCGGCATTTGCATGGAAAGTGGTGGGGCGAGGCCATTCGTAGAGGCTATCGTTACTGCGGCAATAAGGCAATTAGCCAAGGGAAAGCAGCTAACCATTACCAAGAATTTAAAGATTACGTCAATTTTGCAACTGGCAAGCATAGAAGCCTAAAAACTGGCTTAACATTTGTAGGACGCAATGTCCAATTTTTGGCAATCGGATTGTTTTTGAAAGACTAAGGATGGACAAAAAACTCCAAGCTGAATGGGCAAACAATCTGTTGAAGGATGACTTTTTCATAAAAGTCATGGATGATTTGAAAAATCAGCAGATTAGTGTGATAATTAACACAAATCGAGATGAGATTACAGAGCGCGAGGCCGCTTATAGTCACATCAAGACACTTGACCTGTTCCTTGGACACTTGCAAGGCATTGCCGCAGAAACCAAGATACAGGAAAAGAAGTGGAAGATTCTGTGAGGAAACTCACCCGCAGTCCAGACGGTTTCTGGCGAAAACTGAGATAACAAATGGAAAACACCAACCCCTCGGGGAGTGAAAGCCTAAGCGTAAACCAAGCCGCCAATGCGTTTCTGGGTTTGATGGGTAGTGACGATGGAGCCGAACAAGGCCAACCTGAAGAACAATCCGAAGAACTTGAAACGACTGGTGAAGTTGAATCTGAGGAATCTGAGTATTCGGACGAATCAGAGCCTGTAGAGGAAGTAAAGCCCCGCTACAAGGCAAAGGTCGGTGGTGAGGAAGTCGAGGTCGAACTTGACGAACTAATCAACGGCTATCAGCGCAGCAAGGATTACACACAAAAATCTCAGGCTCTGGCTGAACAACGCAAAGCAATTGATGCCGAGCGCCAACATCTTGAGCAAGTAAAACAAGAGCGACAAGCATACGCCCAGAAACTACAGGCACTCGATAGCTTCTTGAGCCAGCAGAATCGGGGTGAGGATTTAGAAGTTTTGAAAGAAACAGACCCTATCGGCTATGCCGTTAAGGTGGCGGAACAGAGTCAGCGTGAGAAACAACTTGCAGTAGTTCGTGCCGAACAGCAACGCATTGCCCAACAGCAACAAGCGGAGCAACAGCAGAATCTGCAAAAACATCTCAAGTCTGAATCAGAGAAGCTAGCGTCTGTGATCCCAGAGCTGTCTACGCCAAAAGGTGATGCGATTCGGAAAGAAATCCGTGAATACGCACGATCTGTTGGCTGGTCAGATCAAGAACTCTCCTCAGTGTATGACCACCGCGCTGTGCTGACTTTGTATAAAGCGATGAAGTTTGAGCAACTTCAAAAGGGTAAGCCGGAGACTTTGAAGAAAGTCCAGCAAGCCCCAAAGATGCTCAAGCCCGGAACTTCAACGCCAAACACTAAGTCATCGCAAGAAAAGCAAGTGATGCAAAAGCTACGTCAAACCGGCAAAGTCCGTGATGCTGCTGCTGCATTTGAACGATTCCTTTAAATTTTTGGAGCTTTAACATGGCAACCTATCAAACCTATACCGCCATCGGTATGCGCGAAGACCTCTCTGACGTTATCTATAACATCAGCCCCACTGACACGCCTTTCATGTCTTCCATCGGCAAGACCAAAGCAACTGCAACTTATCACGAGTGGCAGACTGACTCTTTGGCCGCTGCTGCTCTGGGTGGCGCTGTTGAAGGTGCTGATGCATCTAGCATCACTGCCTCGCCAACAACCCGTATCGGCAACCGCACACAGATTTTCACTAAGTCTGTCGCTGTCGCTGGCACTCTGGAAGCTGTTGACAAAGCTGGTCGTAAGTCTGAAAAGGCTTACCAGTTGGCTAAAGTGTCGGCTGAATTGAAGCGCAACATTGAACTGACTCTGTTGTCCAACCAAGTGGCTGCCGCTGGTAACTCCAGCACTGCTCGCACTTTGGGCGGTCTGCAAGCTTGGCTGAACACCAACTATGACGGTGGCACTGACGGTGTTGCTGGCTCTGCTGGTACAACTGCCCGTGTTGACGGTACTGATCGCACCTTCACAGAAACCCTGCTGAAGACCGTGGTTGCCGAGGTGTACACCTCTGGCGGTTCGCCAAAAGTGTTGATGGTCAACCCTGCTCACAAGCAGTTGGTTTCGGCATTTGCTGGTATCGCTGCACAGCGTTACATGGCTACTTCCGACCAACCAACAACCATCATCGGCGCTGCTGATGTGTACATGAGCGATTTCGGCACTATTTCGGTTGTGCCTAACCGCTTTATGAACAGCACCAACGCTGGCGATGAGACAGCTTTCTTGGTCGATCCCGACATGGCTGCTGTGGCTTATCTGCGTCCTTTCGAAACCATTGAATTGGCTAAGACTGGCGACAGCGAGAAGACCCAACTGTTGGCTGAATTGACTCTGGAAGTCAAGAACCAAGCTGCTCACGGCATCATTGCAGATCTCTCGTAACACGGGACAGGCTTAGACCTGATATAATGCCCTCACATTAACTTGTGGGGGCATTTTTATGTGTACTGTTGAAAACTGCGACAAGACAATTTACGCTCATGGCTTTTGCCATATGCACTATCAGAGAAACAGAAAGCATGGGAACCCACTTGCAGGGTTTAAGAATCAAGCGCCACCAGAAGAAAGATTTTGGCGTTTTGTTGAGAAAACAGAAGGATGTTGGAGTTGGAAAGGAAAAAAGAAAAACGGTTACGGTGCTTTTTCTAAGGGTGCAAAAAAAGATGGAGATTTTTTGGCGCATCGTTTCTCATGGATGTTGCACAACAGCCAAGAAATCCCTGAAGGAATGTTCGTCATGCACAAGTGTGACAATCCAGAATGTACCAATCCTGAGCATCTGATTCTTGGAACGCCCAAGGAAAATACTCAAGATATGATTGCAAAAGGTCGAAAAAGGACGGTTGCTCCTGTTGGCCTTGGAAACGGCAAGTCACTGCTGAACGAGGAAAAAGTAAGATTAATACGCCAAAGCAATCTCCCTCATGCCGTAATTGCAAGGGAGCTTGGTGTTTCGTCTAACTGCGTCAGGGGCGTAAGAATTGGAAGAACGTGGAGCCATGTCGTTTGATGGGGCTTTTTTATTTACCATGCCAATGATAGAATTGCAATTATGGAAAACCCTACATTTCGCAAATCTGTTGCTCATGCTGATGGTGAAGGCGGTTTGGTCATTCAAACTGCTCAAGATGTATCTGCCATTGTTGAGCGCAACAAGCAAGAATTTAACAGCTATGACGAACGGGCCAAGTGGTCTGACGAGCTGTATGGCAACAAAGTAGCATCCATTCCATTGACTGCAATTGATGACCTAAACAATCAGGGAATCATGCGTGGGTTTCACGTTATCGACAACACTCGGTTCGCAATGTGGTTAAACAACCCAGACAACCGAGCATGGCGCACTCGTCCGGGAGTAATTTAAATGAGCTTCACAAGTTACTCTGAGTTGAAAACAACCATCGCTGGTTATCTGGCCCGTACAGACCTGACCACACAGATTCCAGACTTCATTCGTTTGGCTGAGTTGCGCTTGCGCCGTGATCTGCGTATTCGCCAGATGCTGAAGTCCGTCACAACTTCTACTGTTGCCAATGATGAGACAGTGGAATTGCCAAGCGACTTTCTTGAGGTGCGTGACTTTGTGGTAGTTGGCAATCCTGTTCGTCCATTGAACTACTACAGTCCATCGGCGTTTAACCGAAACACCCGCACATGGGAGATTGGCAAGCCAGTGGATTACACGGTGCTTGCTAACGACTTTCAGTTGGCTCCAATCCCAGATACTGTGTACACATTGAAGATGTTTTACTTTGCTGCACCAGTATTCCTGAGTGACAGCAATACCAGCAATGCTTTCTTGGCTAATACGCCAGATGCCTTGCTGTACGGCGCTTTGCTTGAAGCTGCCCCGTACCTTATGGATGACGCACGAATCAACACATGGGGAACTATGTTTGATCGCGCTATGGCATCAATCACACGCTCTGATGAACAAGGTCAGTATTCAGGCGTACCCCTTGTAATCCAAACAACTTTGTGAGGTAAATCATGGCTGAAATGTCGAACTTCTTGGAGAATGCGCTTATCAACGCTACTCTCCGCAACACTTCTTACACATCGCCAGCGACTGTGTATCTGGCGCTCTACACAAGCGATCCAACTGATGCCGACACTGGCACTGAAGTGACTGGCAACGCATACGAGCGTCAATCCATCACTTTCGGCGCACCTTCTAACGGCGCATCGACAAACACTGCTGCGATTGAGTTTCCTCAAGCCACTGGCTCTTGGGGCACTGTTGCTTACATCGGAATTCGTGACGCATCTACCTCTGGCAACTTGCTGTATCACACTGCCTTGGATGCATCGAAAGCTATTGCAACTGGTGACGTTTTCCGTGTCGCCATTGGTTCATTGAGCGTCACTCTGGCTTGATATGGCTGATTTGCTCCCACCGTGGACGATAGATAGTCTTGACCAGCTAAAGGCTAGTCTTGACGATCTGACGCTCACGCTGGATAGCGAACTCTACATAACATCGGTCACGCTTTGGGATGCTTACGGCTCGGTCAATGCCGCAGCTACTGTAAGCGCCCAAGCCACTCGGGTTCAAACTGCCTCTGCAAGCATAACGGCAACTGCAAGTGTTTCTGCGTCTGCAATTAGGGTGCAACTTGCCAACGCAAGCGTCACCGCATTGGCGACAGTAACTGCTGACGCAACCCGTGTTCAGTTCGCAAATGCCGCTGTCACTGCTAATGCTACCGTCACTGCTGATGCAACTCGGATTCGGAATGGCGCTGGCGCTGTAACCGCTAATGCGACTGTTGCGGCTAGTGGCACAAGAGTTCAGTTTGCTGATGCCGCAATTACGGCGAACGCTACTGTCACGGCTCTTGGCGGTATTGTGGCAAACGCTGCGGCAAGCGTTACGGCAGATGCAACTGTCACCGCTGATGCTGTGCGTGTGCGTACCGCTGATGTTGCTGTGTCTTGTGTTGCAACGGTAACTGCTCTCGGTGGTATTGTTGCTGATGGCGCTGCATCGGTTGAGTGTGACGCGCAAGTAACCGCATTGGCTGGTGCTATTTATGCTGGCTTGGCTTCTGTTTCTGCGACAGCGACAATTTCTGTTTCTGCAACAAATGGACATAATTGGGCCGATGACGCTGAATCTGATAACACTTGGACGGTAGCACCAAGCAACGAGAACACATGGACTGAGATAAGCGTTTCTGACAACGTATGGACTGATATTCCAGCGTCAAACAACACTTGGTCACAGGCATCAAACGGGAATAATTCATGGCAACTACAAAACTAACATTTGGCGAATGGATGCCTGACCAGCCGGGAATCTCTGGCGCTTTGACTGATGCTAAGAACGTGGTTTCTCAGGCTATTGGTTATGGCCCGTTGCCAAGTGCCGCAAGATTCTCTGCTGCTGCGGCTGAAGACCTGACAACCCTTGTTGCCGGTAAGACTCCAGCCAACACAACAAAGCTGTTTGCTGCTGGCTCGACCAAGATTTATGACGTTTCTGGTGTTGGCGCAATGACCAATGTGTCAAAGTCTGGTGGCTACTCGCCAAACGCAAACGCTGATCGCTTCCGCTTTACTCAGTTTGGCAACGTCATCATTGGCACAAACAACAGCAACCCAATGCAAGCCTACACATTGGGAACATCTACAGCGTTTGCTGACCTTGATGCATCTGCTCCAATCTGCAAGTATTTGACCGTGGTGCGTGACTTTGTTGTCACTGCGTTTACTACCGAATCAACTGTCGCTTATCCAAACCGTGTTCGCTGGTCTGGTATCAACGATGAGACTGAGTGGGGTTCTAGTCAAGTCACGCAAGCTGACTACCAAGACATTCCTGATGGCGGACAGATTGTTGGCATTCGTGGTGGTGAGTTTGGTTTGGTGTTCATGGAAAAGGGCATCAGCCGCATGAGCTATGTCGGCACACCTTTCATTTTCCAGTTTGACAACATCTCGCGTGGCAAGGGTTGTGTGGCCGCTGGCTCTATTGCACAGCTTCAAGGCATTAGCTTCTTCTTGTCTGACGATGGCTTTTATATGTGCGATGGGCAACAGATTCAAGCCATTGGCGCTGAGAAGGTTGATCGCTGGTTCTTTCTGAATGCTGACGAATCCGGCTTTGACACCATGAGTGCTGCCGTTGATCCTGTCCGTAAACTGATTATTTGGAACTTCAAGACGATCTTTGCACAGCGCCAGCTAATCATCTATAACTTCACCACCAAGAAGTGGACTTATGGTGATGCCGGTGCTGATTACATCTCTGATGCTTCAACTTCTGCCTCTACTCTGGAAGAGCTTGACTCAATCTCGTCAAGCATTGATGCGCTGGCCGTAAGCCTTGATTCGATTCTTTATATGGGCGGCAAGTATTTCCTTGGCGGTACTTCTGGCGCTTATGTCGTGACGTACAACGGGCAACCTGCTACTGGTCAACTGATTACAGGCGATTTAAACGCTGGTGGGCGCTCGGTGGTGACATTGGCTCGGCCACAGGTAGATGGTGGCTCTGCGACCGTTTCTGTGGCTTCTAGAACGCTTTTGAGCGAACAGCCATCGTTTGGAACTGCTGTTGCTGCCGACTACGAAAACCGTGTGTCTTTGCGCTCAAATGGCAACTATCATCGGTTTAGGGTTGTGCCAACTGGTGTTGGTTGGACAACGGCTGTTGGTTTGGATATTGATTTGTCTGGTCAGGGTACACGATGAACCAATTTCGCCTTCTGCCGCCATTTGGTCAAGACCCTCGGGTTGTTGCCGAGATTGTCAATGGAGCGATGAACGGCAAGACCAACAACACAGGGACAATCACCCTTGCCACTGGAAACGCCACAACCACAACGCTTTATGACGAGCGCATCAGCCCTGACAGCAAGATCATCTTGATTCCGTTTTCTGATGCTGCCGAGCAAGATGCTGCTCCTTATGGTCAGTTTTCAAATAATACAGACCAGATTGCGCCAAGCATAGGAACAAGTGCAGTGGTTTTGTGGGATACGACAGAGCTATCCAATGGCGTTTATCTGTCAAATAGCACAAGAATCAACGTAAGAAACGGCGGCACTTACAACGTCAATTTTTCGTTACAACTGCAAAACAGCACAAATGACCACCAATATGCTGATGTTTGGTATCGAGTAAATGGTGCTGATGTCGTTCGTTCTGGTTCTCGGTTTGGTATACCGCCAAGGAAGTCAACGGGCGACCCTGCTGCAATGATTGGCTACATGAGCATTTTTGTTGAGCTAGATGCCAACGACTACGTTGAAATTGCTGGTTCTGTGTCTGATGTGGGCGTGACGCTTGAGCATTACGCTGCTGATACTGGAATCCCAAGGCCAGCAATCCCTGCGGCGATCATATCTGTGCAATACATTGCGCCGATGGCATACGCAAACGTCTATGTCAGCGCCCAATTCAAGGGTTCAGCAACAATCACGCACTTTGCAAATTCAACGGCCAACAAGACATACGCCTATGTTGTTGTTGGGTAAACTGTATATAATGGATTCCATCGGATCACCCGTCATGGAATCCAGAACTTTTAGGAGTTAAATCATGGCGGTCACCACCTCCACACAAATTGATCCAACAATCCAGCCATTTCTGAGCTACGGATTGGGCGAGGCACAGCGTCTGTATCAGGCTGGTGGCCCTCAATACTACCCCGGTCAGACCTACGTTGCACCTTCTGCCACAACTCAATCTGGTCTTCAGGCGCTTGAGAATCGCGCAATGCAGGGCAGCCCACTGGTTGGTCAAGCACAGCAGCAAATTGGAAACACCATTGGCGGCAGTTACCTGTCAGGCAATCCGTTCTTTCAAGGCGCTTTTGCTCCTGCCGCGCAAGCTGCTACACAGCAGTTCCAGACAGCAATCGGCGACATTGGCTCTGCTGCGTCTAAGGCTGGTCGATACGGCTCTGGTGCAATGGGTACGCTGCAAGATCGTGCTTCTGGTCAACTGGCGCAGCAACTGAGCAACACTGCTGGTCAACTGGCTTATCAGAACTACTCTGACGAACGCGCACGACAGCAAGCCGCAACAATGGCTGCTCCTGCAATGGCTCAGGCTGACTATCAGGACATCCAGAATCTGCTGGCTGCTGGTCAGGCCCGTGAAGGCTACACAGGCCAGCAGTTGCAGTCCGACATTGCTCGGTTTAACTTTGGTCAGCAACAACCACAGCAGAACTTGGCAACCTTCTTGTCTAGCGTGTACGGCAACCCAATGGCAACATTGAAAAGCCAAACTCAAAGCGGTTCTGCCGATACATCTACCCTGCAAAACGTGCTTGGCACTGCTGCAACTTTGGGTGGTGTATATAAGAATCTTGGCGGCTCTACTGGCATCAGTAATTTGTGGAACTCTGGTTCAAATTGGCTTAGTGGCCTTGGCCCCACTACTAATGCTTTAAGTTCTGCGGCGTATGGCGTTGGAGATGTCGGATTTGAAAGTATGCTTTCTGACATTTACGGCTTCTAAGGACTAATCATGGCAGGATTACTTGACATTTTCGGCACTGGTGGCACTCAGACTCTTGGTCTTTTGGGCATGAGTCCAGAGGACATCCAGCGCAACCGTGATGACGCACAAGCACAAGCCTTGTATGGATTGGCTGCTCGTTTGTTCCAAGGTGGCAACACTGGTCAATCAATTGCTGAAGGCTTGCAGCAAGGCCAGAAGCTGTATTCGTCTGCAATGCAAAACCAACTGCAAGAGCAAGTGCAGGGCTTTCAGATGAAAGATTTGCTGGAGAAACGCAAACGTGAGCAAGAGGCATTGACTCGTCAGGCTCAGATTGATCGCGCCATTGCTGGTTCTTATCAACCCGCCGTTGCTGGCATTCCTGCTCAGATGGTTGAGGAAGATGGTCGCTACATTGGTGAGACTCCTGCTGTGGCTGGTCGTACTGCTGGTCTTGATTTTCAAGCACTGGCCCCTGCACTGATGGCAAGCCCACAAGGTCGCAAAACACTGTCTGAGTTGGTGACTGCTCAAAAGGGCTTGGCTGGCGACACCTTTAGTCTTGCTGAAGGCGCAAAGCAATTCATGCGCGATCCATTTACTGGTGCAGTAACTGAAGTTGCTTCTGGCGCTCCAAAGCAAGATGCAATGCCAACCTCTTTGCGCGAGTTCATGGCAGCACAGCAAAACCCTGAATTTGCTAAATTCTTGACACAACAAAAAGTTGCATCTGCTCCAAAAATTGCCGTTGATTTGAAAGACCCAACAGCAGTAGCAAAAGCACAATCTGATGTTGTTAAGGACTGGCGCAGTGTTGTAAAAGATACTGGCGCAATGGAAGTGGCAGACCGTTATAAATCAGCAGTAACCGCTGTTGCTCAAGGAAACGCAGGAAACAAGGCTGCTGATGGCGCTTTGATTTACGCAATCGGCAAGATTTATGATCCTTCTGGCGCTGTTCAAGAAGGCGACAAAGCTACGATTCTTGGCAACCGATCAATTCCAGACTCGATTAAGTCTTACGCACAAAAAGCATTTTCTGGTCAAGATTTGTTGCCTTCAGAACGCAATGGTTTGTTGTCTGTTGCAAGTCAAATCGTCCAATCCAAGGCAAAAAACCTTGAAGCGCAAAAGGCTCCTTACACAAGCATTTCAAGGCAACTTGGCGGCTCTGGAGAATTGTTGTTGAATCCTCTTGCTGATGTACTTGCATCAGGTAGTGGCGACATTGCAGAGCAAGCAAGAGCTGAACTTGCAAAACGCAGAAAGTGAAATGATGGCTGATCTATCTAAACTTTCGGACAAAGACTTAGAGGCATTGGCTTCTGGTGATTTGTCTTCAATGTCAGACGCTGCTTTAAAAGTGCTTGCTGGGGTTCCAGAGGTGCAAGCGCCAAAGGTCAGCAAGTCACCTTATGCTGGTCTTACCAAACAAGAGATTATTGACAAGGTAATGACCCCGCCAAAGATGCCAACAATGGAATCTGGCAATGCTTCTGATTTGCTGCGTCAACTTGGCTTGTTCGGTCGCGCTGCAATCACTGGCGCTGCATCTTTGCCGCTGTTGGTTGCAGAGCCTGTTGCCGCCATTACTGGTCAGCCAAGTCAAGCTGGTCAACTCCAGCGTCTGTTGACTCAATTGGGTCTTCCTGAGCCTCGTACTGGTCAAGAGCGTGTAATTCAAGACATTACAAGTGCTGGCTCTGCTGTTGCTGCGCCTGCTGCTATTGCTCAACGCACTGCTCCAGCAATTCAGAAATTTCTTTCTGAGAATCTTGGCACTCAGGCCGCTGCTGCGACTGGTGGCGCTTTGGCCTCTGGTGCTGCACGTGAAGGCGATGCAAGCCCAATGATGCAATTGATTGGCAGTCTTGGCGGCTCCATGCTTGGTGGCGGTGCAACTGGTTTGGCTCCAGCCGCTACAAGGGCTGTTAAAGAGTCTGTGCGCCCATTTACACAAGCTGGTCGTGAAGCCATTACTGGTAACGTGCTTAGAAGCCTTGCAACCAATGCAGATCAGGCTATTGAGTCAGGCGCTACATTTGCACCAGTAATCCCCGGTTATCGCCCAACAACAGCACAAGCAACCCGTGATATTGGTTTGATTTCTGCTGAGACTCCAATTCGCGCACTTGATACAACAGGTCGATTTGGAACGCAAATTGGCGAGGCCAACCAAGCGCGGATGGCTATACTTGACCGATTGGCAAAAGACAAGTCGGCAATTGACCAAGCTGTGCAAAAACGCACAGAAGTTACACAGCCTTTGCGGGAACAAGCATTTGCACAATCAACGGTAACGCCTGAGACATTCCAATCTGCCGTTGCTTTGAACGTCAACAAGACCATTGATGACATCTTGGCTTCTGACGCTGGCGCTCGTGGCACTGTCAAGAAAACAATGAATTGGGCTAAAGAGCAGCTTGCTGAAGGCACAACTCCACAGCGTTTGTATGAGGTTCGCAAAGACCTGCGCGATGCTGCACAAGGATTGCTTGATAAAGATGGTTCGCAATACAGCTTGGCAAAAGGCCAGCTTGAACAAGTCATCAAATCTGTTGACGATACGATTGAAGCTGCTGCTCCCGGTTACCAAGACTATTTGAAGAAGTTTGCAACATCAAGCCGTGGCATTGAAAGATTGCAAGCGGCGCAAGAGTTTCGAGGCAAAGTTCTTTCAACAACACCCGACCCTTCAAGGGTTGGTGATTTCTTGATTTCTCAGCCATCATTTACTCGTGCAATTCGTGCTGCCGAGAAAGACACAAAGTTGTCTAAGTCTCAAATGGCTGCACTTTCAAAAGTTGCTCAAGACTTGGACTCTGGCGTATTGGCTAGGGCTGTAAAAGTTCCCGGCTCTGATACATTCAAAAACATCAGCACCGCAAACATTATTGGTGGGATCATTGGCAAACAAATGTTTGGTGAAGTTCCCCCGGCAATGCAAAAAATTGGCGCACCATTGAATTGGCTATACAACGGCACTGACGATGCTATTCGTGAATTGTTGGTGGATGCCATGCTTGACCCAAAGCTTGCATCACGACTGATGACAAAGGCATCAATGGTCACGGTTGAGCCATTGAGCAAAGAACTGCAACGCAAAGCCATCTCGCTTGGTTATGGCGCAACATTTGGACTAACGGAGTAAACCATGCCAAAAGTAAAAATCTCAGAATGGAGCGAAACTCCAGCAAACAACACCGACATTGATGGCATTAACATCGCTGAAGGTTGCGCTCCGAGTGGCATCAACAACGCCATTCGTGAGTTGATGTCTCAGGTCAAAGACTTGTACGCTGGCACAACTGGTGATGCAAGTGCTGTTGCTGGTGGTGGTACTGGTGCGACAACTGCTGCTCAGGCCAAGATCAACCTTGCTGTCGTGACTGCTGCAACTGGCTCTTCTATCATTGCAACTGGCAATACTGGAGAGCGTGACGGTACACCTGCCGCTGGCTACTTCCGATTCAACACCACACTGTCAAAGTTTGAGGGCTACAGCGGCACTGCTTGGGGTTCTGTTGGTGGTGGTGCTACTGGTGGTGGGACTGACGAAATCTTCATTGAAAACGGTCAGACTATCACGACAAATTACACCATCCCAGCCACAAGAAATGCTATGAGTACCGGGCCAATCACGGTAAACTCAGGGGTGACGGTTACGGTTTCCAGCGGCGCACGCTGGGTTGTCCTTTAAGGGGTAAGACATGGCAATTGTTTTGAATGGAACAACGGGCATCACCAACGATGGTGGCTACACAGGTGACGGTGTAGTCTTTGCTGACACGACCCCTGCGGATACGCTGGTGACGACTACTGGCGGTAACGTGGGTATTGGGACGAGTTCGCCAGGAACAAAGTTCGATGTTCGCGCAGGCAGCGTTGTTCAGACCATTTACAACACTGACGCAACAAGCAACGACTCCCACAACGCAACAATTCGCGCTTACGCTGCGTCAACATCGTACTGGAACAAGCTGGTCCTTGATGGCTCGCAGTTAATCCTGAACTCCTACGGCGCAGAACGCGCCCGTATCGACTCCAGCGGTAACTTGCTGGTGGGGACTACGAGTGATGTTTCAGGCGCAGCGGACGGTATTCAGCTTCGTGCAGGAAACGGGAATACAAAATTCAGCGTAAACAACACCGGAAATAACGTACAAATTTATTTCTACAACGGTAACGGAATTGTTGGCTCGATCAACACTAACGGCTCGGCGACCTCTTACGTAACATCATCCGACTACCGTCTGAAAGAGAACGTCCAGCCCATGACCGGCGCACTTTCCCGTGTTGCCGCACTCAAACCTGTGACCTACAAATGGAAAATTGACGGCTCCGATGGTGAGGGCTTCATTGCTCACGAACTGCAATCAGTAGTCCCTGAGTGTGTAACCGGTGAAAAAGATGCGGTGGACGCTGAGGGCAACCCTCAGTACCAAGGCATCGACACCAGCTTCTTGGTTGCCACACTGACCGCAGCCATCCAAGAACTCAAGGCCATCGTTGACGCACAAGGCGCTGAGATTACCGCCCTGAAAGGAACACAACCATGAGCAAGATTTCGTTAAGCGGAAATGCCTCCGGCACAGGCACGTTCACACTGGCAAGCCCAAACAGCAACACCGACCGAACCCTGACGCTGCCAGATGCAACAGGAACCATGCTTGTTTCTGGTCAGCCCGTAACCGCTACAACAGGTAACTTTAGTGGTGATGTGACGCTTGGTTCTTCTGTTTTGGCAACGCCTACAGGTTCGGCTCCGTCTTATACCTGCCGCGCATGGGTCAACTTCAACGGCCAAGGCACTGTGGCTATTCGTGCAAGTGGTAACGTGTCGAGCATCACGGACAACAACGCTGGCGATTACACGATCAACTTCACTACGGCGATGCCTGATGCGGATTATGCAGTAAGCATTGGTGCCGTTAAAAATGACACTAATCCTGACGGTAATTTTAGGGCTACATTTGGTCAATCAAACATCCTTCCTTCTACAACCAGTTTTCGCATTGTGACCGCTTATGCAAGCGGAGGAAATACCGATTTTCCTGTAGTTGCTTGTATTGTTTTCCGATAACGCCATCACTGACTCAAAGGAACCCAAATGAACTCAAGAATCATTTATCCCACTGACGATGGCGGCGTGGCCGTTATCATCCCCGCTCCTGAGTGCGGCCTGAGCATCGAAGCCATTGCAGCCAAGGACGTTCCTGCTGGCAAGCCGTACAAGATCGTGGATGCCTCTGACATCCCCGCAGACCGCACATTCCGTAACGCATGGGAATTTACAGCATGATTACCGTCAACCTCGACAAAGCCAAAGTCATCGTGCATGACATTCGCAGAGCCAAGCGCACTGCTGAGTTCGCACCTCTGGACGTAAAGGCCACCATCCCATCGGAAGCCGCTGCTGCGGAAGCTGCCCGTCAAGCTGTGCGTGAAAAATACGCTGCTGTGCAATCCCAGATTGATGCAGCTTCCGGCGTGGCTGAACTAAAAACCATTGTGGAGAGCCTGTAATGTCAACCGTAAACGCAACATCTTATAAAGACGCATCAGGCGGCAGCAATGCTGTCCTGTACGGCGTGGCAGCACCTGCGAACTCAATGGGGTTCCGAAATCGCCTGATGAATGCAAACATGGCTATTGCTCAACGAGCCACATCGGCCACCGTAACTGCTGGAACGGCTGTTCCTACAGCGTCTACCGGATACCCTGCTGTTGATCGTTTCTTTGTCTACAGCACAGGCGCTAACGTCACTGCTGCTCGGGTGGCGGGTGCTGGCAATACACAGTACCGTATGCAGATCACTGGCGCAGCTTCGGTCACAGCCGTGGGTGTTGGTCAACGTATTGAGCAGTCGAACTCTTACGACTTGGCTGGTGGCAACGCCACACTGTCTGTTGACCTTGCAAACAGCTTGTTGACAACCGTGACATGGACAGCTTCATACGCCACAACAGCGGACACCTTTGGAACCATTGGCACACCCACCAAGACGCAGATCGCCACAGGCACGTTCACCGTTAACAGCACCGTAACAAATTACACCGCCACTTTTGCAGTCCCTGCCGCAGCCACAACAGGGGTTGAGGTTCTTTTGACTGTGGGCGCACAGACTTCAGGCACTTGGACAATTGGCAACATTCAGCTTGAAGCTGGCAGCGTTGCTTCCCCGTTTCAAAGAATTGATTACGGTCGCCAGTTGATTCAGTGCCAACGGTATTACCAAAAAACAGGCGGGTACTTTGCGGCCACGCAATCAGGCAATGAGCTTAACGCCGTTGGTTCTTGCAATGTAAAAGTGGAAATGCGAGCGCCCCCCACTGCAATACTTCCTGCGGGGTCTAGATTTCACAAGCCGGGGGTTGCCTTTTATTCAATTACGGCAATTGACTCAGGCCCACAAGCAAACGGGGACGGCTATCAGACCGCCACGATTGCCGCAGGTGCTGGAACCTCGACTGTAGGACAGATTGAGTCTGGTCTTATTCTTTCAGCGGAGCTTTAAGCATGTACAAAACCCTTCCCGAGACATTTGACGGTCGCCAGTTTGTTCGCCGTCTCTTCGATGGCGCTTGCATCCCCTTCGACCCCGCCAACACAGACTACGCCGAGTACCTGAAATGGCTGGACGAGGGCAACACGCCACTGCCTGCTGACGAGTAAAAATGGAGTGACGGATGACTACGATCAACGCGACAGAAGCACGACTGTCTACACATGAAGAAGTCTGTGCTATTCGTTATGAACAAATCAATGCTCGGCTCAAGCGTCTTGAAGCGATCATGCTCAAGACTGCTGGCGTGATGCTGCTGTCTATGGGTGGCACAATCTTCTCTGCCGTTTGGATACTCAAGTGAAAGACTTTGCCGAGGCTTTTGTCGCGGCAGTCTTCATTGTTGGCATTGTTGTTTGGACGATCAGGGTGCTGATTGAGGTATTGAAATGATTGCAGAAATTGCTGCTGCCAATGCCGCTTTTGCGGTTATCAAAGGCGCTTTGGCTAACGGCAAGGAGTTGCATCAGCTTGGCTCTCGGGTCTTTGACTACTTTGACAACAAAGCCAAGATTCAAGAGAACGCGACCAAGAAGGGCAATAGCTCTGACCTTGAAGAGTTCATGGCTTTGGAGCGCCTCAAGCAGCAAGAAGAAGAGTTGCGTGAGCGCATGGTCTACGCTGGTCGCCCCGGTATGTGGGACGATTGGGTGAAGTTTCAAGCTATTGCTGCCCGTAAGCGCAGAGAAGCCAAAGAAGCTGCTGCCCGTGAAGCCCTAAGACGCAAGAAAGCCATTGCAAGGCTTACTGAATACATTGCGATGGGTATGGCTGCGGTTGTTCTTGCTGGGCTGATTATTTACGGGATCGTTTTATACATCAGGTATTTGCGATGAGTGACGAAAAGCTAAACGCCAACTCCACACTTGACAAGGTGCTTGGGTATGTGGACAGCCCATTCAAGCTGTTTGCCATCTTGGTGATGGGCGTGGTGGCTTTCTCTGGCTACTTCCTGTGGCAGAACCAAGAGTTCATGTTTGATGCCTACAAAGAATCCAAGAAACTGCCTGAGATCAACACCAGCCGAGCAGATGATGCCAGTTCTATGCTGTTCAAGAAAACTGGTGCAACGGTGGTCGCTGTCTTTAAGGTCAACCCATTGTTTGGCAGCAGGGTGCTTTACAGGGCGTACACCAAGGATGGCAGGGACAAGTCCGTGGAAGACATTGATGTCGGCCTGTTTAGCCAGAATGCGTCCAACAATGCTGACATTATCAAGTTGATGACCAACGAGATTCCTTGCGGCGAGTACCGATACGCTCAGTCTGAGGTGGGCCTGTGGTACATCGAAAAAGGTGTTGGGTTTACTTGCCGGGTAAGTGTCCCACCAGACAGCCACAGGTTTGTTGGACAGATCACGGTGGGCTGGACACAGCAGCCTGAAAACATTGAGCAAGTGAAATTCATGCTGGAGATCGCCAGCGCCATGCTAACCAAAAGGGGTAACTGATGTTTCCATTGACCGCATTACTTGAAGTGGGTGGCAAGCTGATTGACAAGCTAGTACCTGACCCAGAAGCCAAAGCCAAAGCACAGATGGAGTTGGCAAAGATGGCTCAAGATGGTGAGCTTGCCAAAATGGCTAATGACACCAAGTTGTTCGAGACTGAGCAAAACAACCTCACAGACCGCTTAAAAGCAGATATGTCATCTGACTCTTGGCTGTCCAAAAACATTCGCCCTATGACCCTTCTGTTGATTCTTGGGGGCTATTTCACATTTGCCATGATGTCTGCTTTCGATTACGACACAAACAGGTCGTATGTTGAGTTGCTTGGACAGTGGGGAATGCTGGTGATGTCGTTCTACTTTGGTGGGCGAACATTGGAAAAGATTATGGACATGAAATCTGACAAGAAAGACAAGGACGCAAAGTGATTACTGCTGAACAACTCAAAGAGCTGCACATTGATGACGATTGGTTGGAGCCTTTGAATGAGGCTTTCCAACGCTATGAGATCAACACCCCCTTGCGGATGGCTGCTTTCATTGGTCAATGCGCCCATGAGTCTGGAAACTTCAAGACCCTGCAAGAAAATTTGAACTACAGCGCCGAGGGCTTGTGCCGTGTGTGGCCTTCACGTTTCCCCACATTGGAAGCCGCAAAACCTTACCACCGCAACCCCGACAAGATCGCCAACAAGGTTTATGGTGGCCGTATGGGTAACGGTACAGAAGAAACAGGTGAAGGCAGTCTTTACAAGGGCCGAGGTCTCATCCAATTGACTGGCAAGGACAACTATACCCTTTGCGGGGATGCCTTGGGCATGGACTTCATTCACTCGCCTGATTTAGTCTTGGCTCCAAAGTATGCGGCACTTTCAGCGGCATGGTACTGGAACAAGCGTGGCCTGAACAAAGAGGCCGATGCAAAAGACTACACCGCCATGACCAAGAAGATCAATGGCGGCGTAATTGGTTTAGATGACCGTATCAAGCATATCAAGCACGCTTTGGATGTTCTAGGCGGTTGATTGGGATGTAGCAACAGGCTTCAGAAGCACTTGTCTCCACTAGCACGACAGGTGTTCTTTGGCCCATTTGCTGTTTTGCGTGGTTGATATACCGCTTGCAGTTGTGGCAATAGTGATCCGGGTGTTCAGGATCACATCTAGCAACATCAAACAGCAGCATCTTTGTATTCCAATTCAAGCAGCAGCTCTAGGTAATGGATTGCCTTCTTGATGTCAGCAGCCCCGTTTTTTTCCTTGTACCTAGTCACATACTTCACTACATTTCCGGCACAAAAACCCAGATTGTTTGCATGAATGTAGACAATCGGCTGGATGCCTTTGTCCTTGTAGTGGTTGCCAGAGACTTGTTTATCAAGTGCTGATCCAGTTGCAGACACATACACAATGGTTGCACAGCCATGTTGCAAGCAAGCCTCTGGTGTTGGGCAAGTATCGCAAAGCATTACGACTCCTTGACGAACACGCCATTGGGCATCAGAGTGCCTTTGCGGTCTTTGATTTCGGCATAGGCTTTCTCTATGCAAGTCACCAAGTTGATGTCTTGCAAGGCGCAATAGTTGACCAGACAGACCATCACATCACCAACGCCATCAATGATTCCTGCTTTGTCTTTCTTGATGGTGGCATCAGCCAACTCACCAAGTTCAGACATGGCCTTGAGAAGCTGCGTGTCAGGGGTTGAGTTCGGAATAATCTTCCGAGCCTCAGACCACTGGATAATTTTCATTTCGACATCTGCGTAACTCATGGTTTTTCCTTGTAGGTGGGGCTTACTCGCTGCGTCTGCGCCGACCTTCATGGCTATGGGCCATGCGTCATCACGCAGCATCCGCTTTCAGCCCCGTTAATCAATATTCTTCACTCAATTCTTTGTGTCGCTGTTTATGGCATGGAGTGCAAAGCCACATGATTTCCAATTGTTTGTCATAGTCTTCGTGATGCCCTTCAACTTTTTCTGCTCCACATCGAACGCATGGGGTTTTTGTTAAAACTCCAGAACGAATTGCTCTTGCAACAGCAGAATGAGCAGCCTGTCTGCGCTTATCCTCTGCCCTCCATGCTCTTGTTACCTCAGTTCCTAACTTAATCCGATGCGGCAACTTGCCGCGCTCTCTGTCGTACTCTCGAATTTTTTCAAGATTTTTTTCACGATGGCTTCCAACATCTTTTTTGGTACAAACTTTGCATTTGTTGAGATGCCCATCAGCCATCATTGGATGTTTGTAAAAATCCTCTAATGGCTTGATGGACTTGCACTTAAAACACTCTTTCAAACGTGTCATGCCGTACTCCTGTGCTTATGGATATACGACCATTATAGACCCGTTTTAATTAAAAGGGACATCATCATCCATGTCATCAAACCCGCTGGAAGGCTTAGAAGCCTTTTTAACGGGCACTGCGTCCTTTGGCTTGACCGACAGGCTCATAAACTTTTTACCCGTCTTCTCGCTCGTTTTAAGCCATCCTGACACCCAGAGGTCAACGCCATTGACGTTGAGGCTTCCCTTGTAATCAGGATGATTGTCTTGTTGCTTGTCATCGTTCTTAAAGATGGCTCCGCGATTTGAATTGTCGTATTGCATGGTTATTCCTTTGCTTTCTTGATTTCACTTCTTACTTTGCTTGGAAGCATTGACCACAAAGCCACCTTCTGCTCGGCTTCTAGGTTCTCCGCTTCCATCCTCTCAAGACCTTGCTTTCCGTCCAAGGCCATGATTTCTTGTGCCAAATCTTGCAGATACTGAAGTTCCTCTGCTGGCAGAGAATCAGCAATGCCTTGTGCTGGCGTGATAACTACTTTTTTTGTTTCAACTGGCTTAGATGAATCAAGAGCATCATGCTCAACAATCTCAAGCGCAGCAACCCACAAATATCGGCGCAGGTATGTTTGCACTGCTCCAAGGTTTTGCACCTCATGGCAGCCCTTTAAAGCTGCTGTAGACATGGGTGATTCGATGACGATTACTTCCTCTGGCTTGTCAGTATTGATGATCCGCAGATCAGCAGTTTCTTTGCCAAAGCTGATGATGCCTGTCAGTCCAAACTCTTTAAAGATTTCCAAAGCCGGGATGATGAAGTCGCCAAGTTCAAAATATTTGTAACCGGCAAACTTGTTGTGGCCCGACTTCTTGAGTTCGATGCTGTGGAACTTGGCCCGAGCAGCGTTGAGTTTTTGATAGACATTCATTTTGATTCCTTGGTGTATTGTGGTGGGTATGGGATGTTAAACGCTTTGCAGAGTTCTTCCATCTTTGCCCAAGCTGTTGGGCTTTCCATGCCCATTGCGTACAGATCATTCTCCGTCATGCTTCACCTCTTTCTTTTCAACAATTACGCTTGGTGGCAGATCGCGGTAAGAGGCTCCACTTACAGTATTAAAGCCTTGACCAAGAGTTGCTTTGTTGGCGTAATTCAAGATGATTTGCTCAACTTCTTCGCGTGTAAATTCGATTTTCATATCATTCCTTTAAAAAAACCATAGGTAAAAACCATGCAAGATTCCAATCGGGAACAGCAATGCTCCAGCGATTAAAAAGCCCCACAAGCCTTGTGCAAAGCAAGTGAAGATGTGCGTGAACCATGCTGCAACTGTCAGCCAAATAATGATGGCCCCCATTACTTCACTCGCTCAACTTTGGTTGCAAGCAGCCATTTGTCTCCAAGGAAACGAATAGACTTGATCCACTGGCGACAGTTATGTCGTTGTGTGCTGACTGGCACACCTTGAACGCAGAACAGGCTGCGTACTTGTTTGAGGGCTTGTGTGTTCATGGACTCTCCTAAGTTGTGGAGCCTCTATTGTTAACCCAAAAAACAATCATGTGTATTAGGACAAACCCTAATAGACACATCTTTTTTTTGAGGTAATCTTTGCGCTATGAACACACATGAACAACATGAACGTATGGCTGTCGAGCCGTTGCTAGACTATGCAACATCGCTGGTTCAGCAATACACAAACCCGGATGACATGGAGGCTGCTACCAAAGCACTTCTGATCGTCACACTGGAACATATTTTTAACAGGAGAATCTACATTGAGCAAATTACACGCTAAGTTGTTTTACCTTGAGCAACTGAGCATAAACCCAAGCCATCACCGCATCATTGCAAACCGCATGGTTGAAAGATTTAGCGTGAGTCCAGCAATGGTCAAAGATGAACTGCTGGCTGATGGGTACATCAAGCTGGACAAGGTTGTTCGCATGGGCGAGACACGCAAGAACAATTACTTTTTTGTTTTGACTGGCAAAAAGTTTGTATATACAACTGAACCTGAAAAGCAAGTTTCCTCTGTAGGTTTCTGGCCTTGCGGCACAAAGAAGTCAACGGGCAATGCTTTTGATTTGTCAATGGCTAAGGGCTTGTTTAACAAGACAGAACTTGCGGCATCGGTAAACAAGGGCAAGCCAAACAACTACAACTCAACAGTGCAAATCATTGCCTACAGCCGAGCATGACATACAAGACAGATTCAAGCAGCCAGTGTGCTGGCAAAGACAAGCTGCCAACAAAAGAGCTGGCGCTGGTCATCGTTGGTCGCCGCCGTGATAACCCAATGGAGGCTTACCGCTGCGTTCATTGCGGCTACTTTCATGTAGGCCATGCAACACCAAAGAAGCGAAATCTAAAAAGATCGCCGAAATAATTTTGCAAACATAGAAAGTTTGTTATGATTGCGACACTGACTACCTTTAGCGGGGGAAAAGACGATTCATCACCGTCCTGTCAGTGTCTCTCAGTGATGACTTCCACCAATGATGAGGTGCGACATGATTACGCAAGAACTTGTAAATTCAGTTTTTGAATACAGAGATGGTGATTTGTATTTCAAAAAAACAATTTCAAAAAAAGCTAAAGAAGGGAAAAAAGCTGGTGGTATTGTTCCAAACGGCTACATCTCGGTTTCTTTTTTGAGGCATAAAACTTATGCTCATAGAGTTATTTTTTTGATGCACTATGGATATTTGCCAGAAGTCATAGATCACATTGATTGCAATCCTCTGAACAACAAAATAGAAAATTTAAGAGCAGCAACAAAGTCTCAAAACGGGATGAACAGAGGGAAACAAGTAAACAACTCATCTGGCTACAAAGGCGTTTACTTTTCCAAAGCAAGAAAAAAGTGGATTGCTCAAATAAAGATCAATCAAAAAATGAAATATTTAGGTGGATTTGTTGAAAAAGATGACGCTCACAAGTGTTATCTTGAGGCTTCAAAAGATATTCACAAGGAGTTTGCTCGTTATGTCTAAAGGTTCAGTTCCAAGACCCTTCTCTGTAACCGCAGAGGATTTTTCAGCCCGATGGGAAACCATCTTTTCTAAAGGAAAGTCAAATGTTAACAATGTTCCAGAAAAAACCAGTGGGCCAGATGGCTCGGCTCAAGCTGATCCTGTCCCGCAAGGAGGGAGCGACAGCAGCGGAGATAGCACGTTACCTTCCGACAACCAGCCCCCACAGTAAGCTGGCCCGTTTGGAGCGTGAGCATATGTGGACGGTGCTGCGTAAAGACAATGGCAACGGAACCAAACAATACTTTGGCAAGCCACCGAAAGGCGCAAAATGACTGACAAAGAACTATTGGAACTGGCTGCAAAGGCGGCTGGAATGCAGATCGTTGGCGAGGTCGATGAAATGATTTGTCAGCCAGATCACACGACTGGCGGCTTTGTAATTCGCAATGACCGGGGTGGTGATTCTTGCTGGAACCCCCTCACAGACGATGGCGATGCGCTACGACTGGCGGTGAAGTTGCAATTAAAGATCGAGCACTATTCATTGACAAGCGATGGGTTTGATCGTGTTGGCGCAGGACATGGAAACGCACCAATTAAGTACGAAAACGACCCCTACGCCGCCGCCCGCAGAGCCATTACCCGTGCAGCAGCAGAGATAGGCAAAACGCTAAAGAAGTGATATAGTATTGTGAAACACGGCTAGGTTGGGATTTGCTCCCCGACCGAAAAGGGTTACCCCTTCCCCTGCCGCAGTTTCTTCAAAGGGGCTTGAAAAAGCGGGAAATCATGCACTACTACAAGAGAAATCTTGGCGACTATGCCAAGAAAACAGGCCGTTTGACAATGCTTCAACACGGAGCGTACACGCTTCTGATTGATTCGTGCTACGACCGTGAGTCTTTTCCAACGCTTGAACAAGCGATTGATTGGACTTGGGCAAGCACTGAGCAAGAGATTGAGGCTGTTAAGTTTGTTCTCAGCCGGTTTTTTAAGCTGGGTGAAGATGGTCAGTATGTGCAAGATCGCATACTTGCAGAGCTTCTTGAGTACCATCAAAAAGCTGACACAAACAAACGAATCGCCGTTGAACGTGAAACGAAGCGTAAGCAGAACAGCACGAACCGTGAACAAGCCGTTAACGAACCGCCACCTAACCATAAACCAATAACCATTAACCAAGAACCAAAGAGAGAGAAAGCAACTGTCGTTGCTACGCCTGAAGGCGTTTCTGATTCTGTTTGGCAAGATTTCTTAAAAATCCGCAAAGCAAAAAAAGCCTTGGTTACTCAAACTGTAATTGCTGGAATACAAAAACAAGCTGACGAGGTTGGCTGGACATTGGAAGCGGCATTGACTGAATGTGTTGTTCGTGGATGGCAATCGTTTCGTGCAGATTGGGTCAAGCCAAAGCAAACCTTTGCCCAACAAGCTGCTGACGTTGCCCGATCAACAGTCCCCGCCAAGAACACTGGCCCTGATCCTGTCCTGCTGAAGATTGAGGCTGATCGACAAAGGGCTGCTCCAATGCCTGACCACATCCGTCAGCAAATCAACTCTGTGCTGAGGAAAGTATGAGGCCGACACGACAGCAAAGAATCAGGGATTGCCTTAGAAGCCATGAGGACGGGCTAACAAGGCAAGAGCTATCCGACGCCCTAGGAATCCATATTGCTAACATCAAAACCGCGATTAAGGGTATGCCTGACGTTTATGTTGACCGATGGACAAGAGGAAGGCGCAATGCTTTACAAAAGGTTTATTGCGCCGTAAAGGTTCCTGAAGACTGCCCACATCCAAAGGATCAAGTGTTCCGTGGTGGCTGCGGTAGACCAAAAACTGTTTGGGTAACTATCCAATGACAAGAACACACGCACTGAAGAAATTGCTTGAGCATGGCGGCTTGACCCGCCGTGAGATTGTTGAGATTACTGGTTGGAAAGAAAAGCAGGTCCACTTCACGCTGGCTTACTTGGCGCAAATCAACGCAATCAAAAAACAAGAGAAATTGTGGATATTAGGGTAATCACGAATGGCTTACAGCAGGAAAACCATATCCAATGAGGGTGACAGATACATGATTGAGCTTGGTGAAGCGCGAGTCTTGTTCAGGACTTACGAATCAACAGGCCAAAGGGTGTTAACGCCTGTTCGCATGGAGTGGATCGAAAAGACCTACGGAACGGGCGCTGTTGTGAGGATTCGTGAGTATATGAAGAAATTACAAAGTGGTGAACTTGAATGACATTCCAATTAATCTTCAGCGTGGAGGGCGACCCTGTTGGAAAACAACGCCCAAGGTTTACAAAGACTGGCCGCACCTACACGCCAAAAAAGACTTCTGACTACGAAGCGTTGATTGCCAGCCAAGCATTGTCTGCAATGTGCCCAGCAATACCGCTAGAAACGCCTGTAGCGGTCTATATCTACATCAACCATGCAATCCCCGCCAGTTACTCAAAAAAACGCAAGGAATCCTGTTTAAACCGTTTGGAGCGCCCAAAGAAGCCTGACCTTGATAACGTGGCAAAAGCGTACCTTGATGCAATGAACGGGATTGTCTACAAGGATGACGTTCAAGTTGTCAGCCTTCATGTGACAAAGCGGTACGACACGATTGCCAGCGTCCATGTTTGTGTGAGGGAGGAGCTGGAATGAAAGTCACGCTCTACAACGCGCAACAGGCGCACACTGTCCTGAAAGACGTTTGGCAAAAAGCCAAGCCTTTCTTGCTGGCTGGTAACAAGCTGGTTCTGACAATCGAAGAGCAAAAGCGAAGCACCGAACAAAACGCCCTGCTTTGGTCTGTGCTGACCGATCTGTCAAAGCAAGTGCTGTGGCATGGCGAGAAGCTGACCAAAGAAGAATACAAGGATTTGCTGACTGCTGGCTTGAAAAAGCAACGGGCAATTCCCGGCATGGATGGTGGCTTTGTTGTTCTTGGAACTTCAACCAGCAAGATGACCAAGGCAGAGATGGCAGAGCTGATAACGCTGGCCCATGCATTTGGTGATATGCGTGATGTTGAGTGGTCGCCCACAAGCATTGGCGAGTTTCATGACGAAGGATGAAAAAGCCCACAAGCAAGCCGTGGCCGAACTTGGTTGCGCTTTGTGTCATCACTTGCATGGCGACCATGATCCTGCCCCTGTAGAACTTCACCATTTGAGAGAAGGCGGTTGGGGTAAAGGCGGCTACATGACCTTGATACCGCTGTGCGCTGAACACCACCGTGGCAACACTGGATTTCACGGTCTTGGAAGCAAAGGGTTTGTCAAGCACTACGGCATCACGCAAAAAGAATTGCTTGATTGGACGCTTATGAGGGTTTCTCCTAATACACAAGGCTAATCTACAAGAGCAAAATAAAGGCTCATTAACCAAGGAATCAATATGACTGAATTTGAGTACAACACAACTTTGAACGGCGGCATCATCACTGTTGTCATGAAGATTGAGCATGATTTTGACGAAGACGGTGAAAGCATCCACACCAGTCTTGACGCTGTTTATTACGACTGCACTGATGTAACAGGCATCTTATCCAAAGAACAACTGACAGCTTTGGAGATGGAAGCGGAAGCCGCCATGTCTGATTACAGCTTTGAGCAGAGAAACGTATGACAAGAGAACAATTGCGCGAAGAGTTTATGGAAGACTCTCAAGCCTACTGCTGCTACTGCGGCAATGCTCAAACCAGTTTTGGCTGCTGCCAAGAAAACCACTTTGAAACATTTGCCGAGATGGACGATAAAAGGCAACAAGAATTTTTAGATGCTGAGATGCCATGAAGACCCATCTCTACACCTACATTGCCATCGTTATCTGGGCTGTGGCTTCTGTGCTGGTGCTGCTGTACGCACCGAGGACTAACAACCCAACAGACTGCCAAGAGCTGGCACAACCTGAGCAAGACAAATGCAAAGCAAGGAGAAGGCTATGAGAGACACGATAGACATGGCCCGCGAGGCATGGATAAGCGAAGCCGAAGCTGAAATGTTGCGGGATTTTGAGGAATGCTACTTGTCTTGTACTTTC